GATCCAGAAGGATGATTAGGATTATATAACGTGTAATCTATTTCATCGTCTGAAAGAGAGAACTGCGTGATTTGAAAAGATCCATCGTTTCTAGAGAGAAGTTCTCTACCTTTTTTTGTTAGGATGGCATCTACCACCACTGATGTACTACTTAAGTATGACATACTTTAAAAATTGCTTTGTTTAGAAATAAATATCTTCGTTTTTACTTTTTAATCTTTATAGTTCATTATGGACTTGGAGGCAGTAAATTTTGCGATCTTAATGATTTTACAGTATTACCTGAATCCAATTTATCTTGTTCAGAAAGGTATTGAGGGAAAAGTAATCCTTCTTCAACTATCGTAGAATCTTTAGGATTATACCTTAGCATTACATTAGTTTCATCAGGTACGTGTTTCCATACAATATATCTACAAGCTCTCCAACGAGCTCCAGAAAAACTTTCTGTTGGAACAGTTGATCCGGAACTAAATAGAGCTAAGTTTGCAGGACGATCTAACTCTGAATATATTCTCGATCCTGACACTCCAGAGCCTGTAAGAATTACGTTTTTAATTGTGTATTCAAAGTTTTCATTCCATCCAAGTCGTGAAGCTGAATCATAAAAAGATATTCTATCACCTGTATTTAAAGTAAATGGAAGTAATACATTGTCTAAAAGAGAGGCTGTAAAGGCTGGATCAGAAAGTGAATCAAATGTTATTCCATTTGAGTAATAATATGCTAATTCTGAATTAAAAACTACTTGGTTCGATTCGCTTATATAATATAGGCAGGGTTGTGAACTAGTTACAAATGTTGTATAAAAAGTTAGCGTACTTGATCCACCACCGCTGCCACCGCCACCGCCAAGAGATATAATGCCTTGAATATATACATATCCCTCATCTATAGCAGTAGGCCAATATGTAGAAGATGCTGCACTTCCTACCGCAGCAGTACTAGTTCCTCCACCACAAGATCTTGCAGTATAAGCACTAAGATAAGCCACTTGTATATTATTGTTAGGAGTCCCGTTAAGTACACTTATATTTACTACTCTGGCATTATATACGCCGGTTAAAGGATTTTCTGGTAGTGTTATAGAAGCCTCTACAGTTACATTATATGGTACATTTCCATTATTATACACAGCCTTTAGATATATATCAAATTGACTAGTATCGCATGCTTCTATAGGCGTTTCAGTTACAATCCAACTCATAGTCCAGTTAGCCGGTAATAATACAGCATCTGATGGGGTAGCCCCTCCACCAGCTGTTATAGTAATTTCAATAGGACTAGTTAGATTATATGATTGAGTTACAGCAGATGATCCACTAATGTTATGTAATATGGGAAGGTATCTAAATCCTCCTTCGAATATTTGAAGCGTTGGATTATTGGCTAATTGTTGAGAATATGGATTCTTTTCATCATACTTAAATAAAGAAACATCTACATTTTCTCCTGACTTATATACGTTCTGAACATCAAATATATTTGTATTTACTTTAGTTAGATCTAAAATATTTTGATTGTTATCTATTAGATATTTTATTTGCGCATTAGATCTATTCGGAAAAAATAAAGACGAACTATATATATCAACTAGATAAGCATATTGATATTTTATTTTATCAATTGCTGCAGTTTTACCATATGAAGTATCACCAGCTGTGTATGTATTATATGTAGCACTTATAATATTAGATCCGTAATATCTAGGATCAGTAAAGTGTCTAGTAGCGTAGTTATAATCTTGTAATTGTGCGTAAGGGTTATTTGGATTATTATAAGTATTATAATTATCATTTATAGAATTGCTTATAGACTGCGTGATTAGTCCTAAGTTTATAGGAGTCAATTGATTGCTAGTGTAATCTAGATCAAAGTATTTTAGAGATCTTACTGATCCTGTTACATTTTGATACAAAGCTCCTAAGTTCACTGAGATTGGACCAATAGATCCAAGAGTTCCATTAGAGTTTTCTGATTGACTTAAAGCTTCTCCATTAGTAACAGTTATTTCGGTTCCTCCAAATTCTCCAGTTAATTTTTCTACTCCCTGAGAACTTGTAAAAGGTACAAATCCAAGAGGAGTAACTCTATCTAAGCTCCATTCAGTAGATCCGCTTATTATGTTTCCAGGTTCTGCTGAAAGCGTAAGCATATCTATCGATTGAGATATGATGTCTATGCTTGCACTAGGTTCATGCCTAGCGTATTTGTTTCTTTCAAGAATATGACTTTTAACTATGATACCTGTAGAAAGATTTGTTCTAGCAGGAACAAAGTCCTTGATAGTTTTAAACAGAGAGTTATTAAAATACTTTATTAGTCTTATGTATTCCCAAACGCTATGAGGTTGAGTATAAGAAGCGAAGTAAGCATTACTTGCACTTACTAATGGAGCATAAGACGAAGAGTATTGATCATTAGGATTTCCTATAAGATTATCTATATTGAAATATCCAAGAGACGAAGTAATGTTATCGTTAAGAATATCTGCTATAGAGAAACCAACTTCTATATTCGTAGAGTTTAGCCGATTATCGTTTTGATAATACTGTAAAGTCGTATAAGGAGATAATAAACTAGAAGAAAGATAAAGACTCGAAGTAACTCCAGTTATTTTACTATTGTTTATTTCATTAACTCCATCTACATTATACCTGTTATATCCACCAAATTCATTAACTGTAAGGATGTTGCTAGGAATTCCGTAAATAGAGATCAAGGCTTTTACTGCTCTTTGAGTACCTCTAGACTTTAAAAGATATGGAAGATTATGATAGATTCTTTTATAGACCTCTTGTTGAATCTGTTTGGATCCCATAGATCCAGTTGGTAAACTAGAAGTTACGTATGTTGATATCTTTTCAGATCCTGTTGGAGGCAATAATGTACCATCTTCGTTATACCCAAATAGATCATAATATACATTGTCTGATATACTTGTGTTGGTATATAGTTCCATTCCTAGGCTCTTTAAAGCATCGGAAACCATATCTAGAGATATGCCAGTAAAAGGATCATTTGTAGCATTAAACCTATTAGTTACGTCTCTATAATAGATCCATATATTATCAAAGTGTTGCGCAATCATGTCAACAAAAGTAACGTATGGCGCATTGTTTGAATCGTCTAATAGATATTGAGGAATCGATCCTCTTAAAAGATCTTTATTTGTATCATCATAAAGAGATGATGAGTATAAAAGAGAAGAAGTATATTGACTAGGAACAGCTGTTTCACTTCCTAACCAATTACTAGTTTGAGAAGAAGTAACTGAATATAGTTTGTATGGTTTTGTGCTATTTGACTTTGGCCAAGCAAAAGATTCAGAAGCATAGTACAAATAGTATTCGTAAGTATCAAAGTTTTCTAGAATATTGCTTATAGAGCTTTGTAGAGTAGTAATTGAAGCAGATATCGTAGTCTGATTTCCTGATCCACTAATTGTAGATTGCGCAACTATTTGAGAGTTATAATTTTCGACTAAGTTTAACTTATACACAAAGTTATTAAGTCTTTCTGTTGCAGAAGAAAAATGTACAAAGTTTTCAAAATTAGTGTAGTCTACATTTATGCTTATAGCCTTATCTTGATAATAACTAGCTAATTGCCTATATGAAGAAGTTATTGGACTAGAAAGTAATGAAGCATAACTATAATAAGGAGTAGTCTGAGTATTCTTTTCGTTTATTCTTATATTAAAATTTGGTCCGCGTAAAGAATTTATGTTTTCAGTCTCAGAAGCTTCTATCTCTATCTCAACATCATAACTAACAGATTCTGCTATTTTATCAATGATCCAGAGCTGAGATTTCACATCATAATCGAAAGGCAATGGTTCATACAACTTAATAAGCAAGTAGGTACCAGAGTCATCAGATGTGATTGCAGAATTAATTGCAATGATCTGTTCATTATTGCCAAAGTTTAGATAAAAGTCTGAGTAATAATTTTTTAGGGATATATAGGCTTGGTATTGATTAAAACCTTCTTGAATGGCTTGATCGATAATTATTTGTGAACTTAGTTTGATCTCCGTTCTAGAAGGCGAAATTTCTTTTATCCAATATCTTCTTTGGTCATTTGAGTTAAATAGATTTTTAAAAAAGTTATATTGAATATTAAAAGAACCTCTATCAAAACCTCTAGACTTAGCGTCTGCTGCTGGATCTATTAATAATCTATCAAATTTACCTGTTTCTGGGTTTATTACTTGATAAGGAGTATATCCTTTAAAATCATAAACAGCATCTATTAAGTTATCATTAAGATCATATAAAAATAATTCTACTCTATCATTATCATCTCCAAAAGTAGAGTTTATATAGTTTGATGGTATTAAACTTTTATCTTTAAGCGAATAGTCTTGCTCAATCTTTCCTTGTCCCGCGTAAATAATATTAACTAATTCCATCTTATAGTATGTTATTTATTGTAGTAAAACTTTGATTCATTTCTAGTAATTGTTGCCTTAATGAGTTAATCTCTTCTATTAAGGCTTGTTTTTCTAAGTCTATTACAGATCCTCCGATATATTGTTGACTTTGTTGAACAAGATAAGTATGAGAGTTTACTACACCATCTACAGGAATATCAAAAAATATCTGCTGATAATAGTCAAAAAATTGAGACACTGATATTGTCGCTTCCTCTATAATTGGAGTTACGGTAACAAATTCAGTAAATGCTGGGTCTATCGCGTTTTCGTAAGCGCTTGTATTATAAGTCTTTCTGACTAAGGTTATCTCATTCGACATTATCTTGTTATTTTAAATATACAATCATTGTCTATCTCTAAAGATTCTCCTGTAGGAAGATCGGTTTTTATTAGCACTTTGTAATATCTTTCTGGCTCTAATCCACTTATGTATATTCCAAAATAGCTTCCATTAGAATCGCTACTTATTTTTGTAAAGCTAGAATCAAAATCTATTACCATATCGGTAGTCTTCATGTCTTGTAAAGCCCAATAACTAGTTTGCGGAAGTCTTTTGTTAGTAGTATATAAAGAAGAAGTTGTAAAAACTCTAGCAGGATACTTATCTCTTGCGTTGATTCTAAATTTAACCAATTCTGTTTTATCTAGATATATTCCTAAGTTATTTGCTATAGAAACTACAAAGTCAGAATTATTAATAGTCGATAAACTTCCTGTGTATACGCTATCATCCCATTTCATTTCTAAAGTAGGAGGATATATAGTATGCGTATCTACACTAAAAAAACTAAGTCCTATATAGCTAGCACTACTACTTTCTATATTTGTAGGCAACTTAACTATGAATCCATTATTATTTGATCCACTAAACCAAGAATCTACTATTCTTGTAACATCAACATTTGGATCTTTATTAGCTTTATAATCGAAAGACTGTGAACCAAAATATGATCCAGTCCAAGATCCACCACCAGGAGTCATAAAATATTGGCTAGCATTTGTTGCCCAAGAAGACGCTGATGTGTAATAAGATGAAGTACTGTACCAACAAGTACCATTTCTAGTTTCAGGACTGTCCGCAAATTTTCCTGTTCCCATATCCCAAGACTGAGAAACTTGTCTTATTTCTAAACTATAAGTAGTACTTAGATTGTCAGCATCAGCTAGATATAGTTTAAATCCAGCTTTCCAAGATCCAGTCCTAAATGATTTTATTTTATTTAAGTCATCGTCACTAAACCGTATTAAACTTCTTCTTATATCATCGTATAATATAGTAGTATCTACGCCTGTTATTAGTGAATTTTGTGGATCATCACTGTTTTTTGCTGCGACTTCAAGTATTTCGTCTAATCCAGTATTTTGTGCTGGAAATTTAGAATATAGTGTTGCGTCTGCTGAAGGAAATATTTTATATACTGCCATTTTTTGTTTTATTACATTGTTACTACACGACCTTGAATATCTGATTGCGGATATTTTACTTCAAATATAGATGGATCTAAACTAGGATAAACTACTCCATTTAGTATTGCTCCAGGTACATCATAACTAAATTCAGAATATCCATTTGTAGATCCAAACTTATTTACTATTTGTACGCTTTTAACTGTTTGAACTCCATTAACTTGATCGAGCAGAGTATATACGTCTGAAAGTATTATAGGTTCGTTTATCTGCCAATTATCTACGTTAAAGAAGTCTTGTAGCTGAATCAGACATCTAGCTACTACATCTTGTCCTGTAAAATTAGGTCTTACAGTTATGTCGAAATTACATCCTATGTTTATAACGTAAGCAGGTTTGATATTAATAGCATCCGTCATCATCCTATATTCAGAAAGATAAGTTTGTAAATTCTGAACTAGCGCTGATGAAGGTTGAGCTAAGTTACCATTGCTATCTAATCCAAGAACGTACATGCTAACAAGTACTTGATCTCTTTCTGATGGATTGTCTTCCATATAATTACTGAAGGTAGCGTCGTCTTTGGTTACATAAGCTTTAGCAACTTTACCAAATTTAGGACTCATACTTAAGGTTCTAGCTAAATAGTCTTCTTGAGTTACTGCTCTTAGTTGACTTGAAAACTCGGCTTGAATATTTTGCCTTAACTCTTCTACTGTATCTCCATCTCCTCCGCCTGATGCAGGATTTGGATTATTACTTACTACTGTACTAGTATCTCCTGCGCCAGCATTTATAGATATAGGAACAGTTAATTGAT